TTTCCTATCTTCCTCTGGTCGATCATCAATAACTTCTACTTCAATATTCGAGTCTGTTTCTGTGCCTACTGTAGATTTGACTCCTAAAAATTTTTCTTCAGTTGATTGAGTTTCAGAAAATGATTCCATTTCTTGATTCTCTTCGGCTAATTGTGTTTCAGTCATACTCTTTCTATGCCTCTTGGGTCTTGGACAACAGCTTCTACATTGTCGTCATTAATAATTCTAAATTCTTTTCCATATATTTTAAGGCGTGTACCTGTAAAAGCTCGGAAAACAATCCAGTCTCCTTTATTGCACCATGCTCCAGATGGGAATTTCTTCTTATCATCGTAGCAATCTTCACCCATTTCTAACACAAAACCTACTACTGTGGCAATTTCTTCCGTATGTAGTTCAGTTTCAGTCTTATAAATGCCACCTTTAGTTTTATCTTCAGGTTCTGGCAAAGCTATTAAAATCCTATATCCTTTCGGTACAGGAAGTTGAGAAGCAATTTCTTCCTCCTCTTTTTTCTCTTTTTCTTTTCTCTTATCTGTTACCTTAGATAAGGTTGATTTCTTTGGTACTTCCGATGGTACTCCCATTTATTCCTCCATATAACGAGATTCTATATCGCCAACCTCTCGATCAGCAATTGATAAACCTTCAATGATGCCTGTAATTTTTCTATACTCGTGGAAATCTCTACAAGCACCTTGTGCAAGAGTGTCTCCATATTGTGCAATTGCCGTCTGTAAATTTTTTCTTATCAGACTAAATGCTGTTTCTATTCCTGCCATGTCTCCCTCAGAATATAATTATTCAGTAGTATTATCAGTTGAAATTTCGATTGTTATTTCTGTGTCTTGAGGAATATCTGCATTAAGCATTATTCTAGATGATCCACAAGCCATTAAAAATAATGGTAATATTAATATCGTTAAATTTTTCATTTCTATCCCTTTTAAAAAGTTTTTTTTATAACTTACTTCCAACTCTCTGATTATGCAACTCTTTTTGTATTTCAATTGCAAGTTTAACGCCTTCAATAAAATCTTGTGAATCTGCATCTCCGTCTTTAACTGATGCATCAAGTAATGCCTCGCCAATTCTTACGCCTAGTTCAGCACCTTCTAATTTTTGATCTGATTGAAGTTTCATAACTTGTTTTAACACATCAGCTTTAAGTTTCTCTTGATTTCCTAATGCTTTAGCTTTATCAGCTTGAGCTTTACGCATGATATCAGCTTCTTGAATATCAAGTTCTCTATTTCTTTGTTGAACAATTGGGTCTTGCATTTGTTCCATAGCTTGTTGCTGTTGTGCTTCAGCTTGTTTACGCAATGATAATTTTTCAGCAGCTTGAGCAACAAGGTCTGAAAGTCTTTTTTCAATATCTGGCGGAAGAGGTTCTCCAAGAGGAGGTAATGGTGTACCCATTTCTTTTTCAATATCGGCTCTATATTGGAAAGCCAAATGCTCTCTAATATGAGCTTCTGATGCCATGTAAATTGTTTGTGCTGATGGACTTTGTTCAACCATCTGAGCTAATTCAGGGTCTTGCATTCCCGCCATATGAACAGCTATATGAGCTTCATGGTCTTGATATTCAAATGCTTTTACAGGTTCATTATTAACCATATTCATATTTTCCATTACAGGATCAGCAGGTTTAATATCATCTTTGTGAGGTATAACCTTATCAACATTTTCTATACCTAAAACTTCTAGCATTTGCCTATGTAGTTCAGGCATATCATACATTTCAGGTGCTTGTGTAGCTAATTGAAGAGCCGCTTGATACTGCATAATCCTTTGAGACATAGTTGCCGCATTTGGATTGCTTACAGGTATAACATCAACTCTCTTATCAAAGTCCTCTCCTTTAATAAATGTATTAGGGTCTTCAGCATAAGGATACTCAGGAGATGTAAACTTTCTTATTATTTCTGTTAATAAGTTAAACTCTTTATGCATAGATGCATGAAGTCTTGATTGGATAGCACTCATCACTTTCATTTGTCTTTCCATCAAGGCAAGTGTTGTTCCAACAGGAGCTTCATTACTCATGTCAGCAATTTTTAAATCACCTAGACTTGCAAACCTTCTTCCTTCATCAACTATTGTTGTAAGTAATGAATAGAGAACTTGGCTTGGTTCTTTATATGGTAAGAAAGAAATGTTCTCTCCAATTGTTCCGCCTGGCACATCAACATCTCTAAATTCACCTGGCATAATTGGTGTATCATCTCCTTTGATTCGGAGACCCCTTGTTTTTAATCCACCTGGCAAATTAGATAAAGTACCTGCATCTATTAACTGCCTTAATAAGGAAGTAGCAGATTTACTTAGTCCGCCAATCATATGTATTAATCCAAATCCATAGAAACCAATACCAGGTAAATACTGATAATGAACAAAATGTTGCCTTCTTTTCTTTAGAGGATCATCTTCTTCATAGTTCCTTCTTATTGAAAGAATTTTGGTGCTAGATTTATCAAATGTTATAATATAGGGAAGAGCTATTCCTGTTGGTTCACCATTTTCTGTATCTTCAAAACCTTCAAGATCAAGATCAATTTGCATTTCAAGTATTGTATATCTTCCATCATTATCAAATGTTGTAGCACTTTCTCCTGTTAGTTTATTATATTTATCTGTTATTTCATCAATATCAGGAGCAGGGTCAGGTAAATCACATTCTCTGAAAAAACCAGAATGCATAAGTTTTTTAATTTCATTCTCTGTTTTCTTCATTACATGAGTGGCTCTCTCACAAGTAAGAAGATCACTTGCTCCGTAACTTACAACAAAATCCTCTGCTGGTACGAATATGGAGCAAGGTCTCCCCATGTTTGAGTCATAATAAACTTTACGAAAAGCCGATCCTGCGAGGGGGAGGGAAAAGAGCAACTTTTCTGTTTCGGTTCTATACTCAACCATTTTTTCTGTTAGTAGATAATTCATATATTCTTGAATTCTATGAGCTTGTTTTTCTTTTTCTTCGTCAATAATACCAACAATTTTTGTTTTGACTGGTCCTTCAGCAGGAAATATTTCTGAAATTGCCTGTGATTGGAATTTTATAACAGCTTCAGATAATAGCGGATGAAAGACACCACACGCCCCAGGCCAGGGTTCTGTTCTGTCATCAACAGTTAAACCTAATTGATCCAAACCTTTCACATAAGTTTCTTCCCAATCTGCTCGTGATTCTTTATCTGCTTGGAAATAATCATAAAGTTCATTTCCTAAAACATCTAATTTATCATCATCTAATATTTCTGCTAAATTTTCTCCAAATCCAGATTCAAGACCAGATGGAGAACCTCCTAAGTCTATAATCAAACCTTCTTCTTCTGGAACTGCTTCTATTTCAATTTCGATTTCGGTAGCAACTCCATTTGTTATCTTGTCAGGATCAATAGGTGTCGCTGTTTTTTCAATTGCCATTAATAATACTCCGCTCTTTTTCTTTCATCATATGGCTCATCAACCTCATCACTAAACAGACTGATAAACCCTCCCTGTCTAAATCTCGATAATGCTTGTGTACTACTGTCCACAAGGTCATCATGTTCTGCGTTTGGAAAAGCCGCAAATTCTTCAACGACTTCTTCCGCCCATCTTGTATCTGGACACCATACTACACCAGAAGCAAACAAGTCTGCAACCGCATTCACACGAGCTATCTTATCATTTCCTCTGCTTGGTGTATACTCCGAAACTGGAATACCCATAGAACGCAATTCAAATATCAATGGCATACCTGCCGCCTTACCCTCTACAACAAAAGCATCAGGTTGATAAGTCTTGTACATTTCTAACGCTTTTGTCTTTAGTTCAGGAAATTCTAACCTTTCTTTATAAGCATCTAATAATATTACTTGAGGTGCTAATGCTCCATCAAATTCATCTTCTGCATAAAAAACACCCCATGTTGTACAGGCAGAATAGTCTGCTCTTTCTGTTTTTAAGAAAGCTGTATCCCAAGATTGAATAATAAACTCACAATTAGGAGGTGATTCGTGTTCCCATATTCTCCACCATTCTCTTTTAACTAAAGCACCTTCTTCTGAAGTAGGGTCTTGTTGATATTGAGCAGACCATTTAGATACAGGAAGTTCAGCTTTTAATGCATCTAGTTCTTCTTGAGACCAGAATTCGGGCCAGAGAGGATTTCCTGAAGGCATTATTGCAGGTAGTTCAACAACTTTCCATTCATCTGCTCCCCCTCTTTTAATACTTGCATCAATAATTTGACCTGTTAAATCTCTTTGATGCCATCTTGTCATAACAATAACGATAGCTCCGCCTGGCTGAAGTCTTTGTCTAGGACCAGATGTATACCATTCATAAGTTTTATTAAATACATTCACATCAGAAGAAGCACCTTCTTGTTCAGAATGAGGGTCATCAATAATAAGGAGGTCAGCACCTTTACCTGTAACAGCACCCCCTACACCAATCGCAAAGTATTCTCCTTTATGATTTGTATTCCATCTACCCGCAGCTTTACTATCTGCTTGTAATTTAACTTCCCCAAAAACATTTTGGAAATCTTTATCCCCAACTAAGTTTCTAACCTTACGACCAAAGCCAACAGCAAGTTCTGCTGTATGAGCTGTTTGAATAACTTTCTTATCGGGATAATTACCTAAAAACCATGCAGGAAGAAGATAACTAGCAAACTCAGATTTCGTATGTCTAGGTGGCATATTGATAATTAATCTTTTTAACTTACCATCCACAACATCTTTAAAAGCATCTGCCATTATTTTATGGTGGTTTCCATTAATAAATGCGGGCCACATCTCCTTAACAAAAGATAAAAAACTTTCCTTACAAGTAGAATTAGTTTTAGCTTGTTCGTATTCTTCTAATAAATTTAATAATTCTTTTTTCTGATCGGGAGAATAATTATTTAAATTACTTAAAACATTATTTACATCAATATTTAATGTCATTTCTTTTTCTTTTTAGCATTTTTGTCTCTAGGAAAAGACCTATTATTGCTTTTTTTAACTACAGCTAGGTTCTTTTTTGAATTGTTTTTAGGATTGCCGTCTTTGTGATGAATATCATTTCCATCACCTTTGTGCACTATACCTGCTTTTATTTTCTCATTCCTAGCTGCGTTTCTTTTTGCTCTTTTTTCTTTTTGTTCTTTAGAGCTATGATAATTTTCATATTCCTTTTTGTAATTTCTTTTAGTTCCCATTATTTTTCTCTAATAGTTTTTCTGATTTTTTTAATAGTTCTTCAGAATCCTTTTCTATTTTTACAGCATCATTTAGTAAAGCGATAGACTTTTTTTGAAAATATGATTGAGTACAAGATTGAAGAATATTTCCGTGTTCCTCTTCATTTAAATATTTCTTATGATATTCCCCATCAATACCAACTAGAATATAAACCCCGTCATGATCAGGATTAAAGGTTATAGTTATCTTTTCTGGTTTCTTCATCCCTATCTCTTTTTATATCCATAAATTTATACTCAGGCAAACTAACTTTTATTTTTCTTCTTCTTCCATTCTTAAAGTAAGCGTGGAGTTCTTCTCTCCAAAGAGGTGGTTTAACCATTCCTTCCCTCCATAGTAATTACCTTACTAATCCATTTTCCATTTTCTCTCATAACAGAATCTTTAAGAGGTCTACTATTCCCACCTGTATGAGACATCTTCTTAGATTTAGATTTTCTTGTTTTACCTTCTATTAATTTTTTAGCCATTTCTTTCTCCCTTATTAACTTCGTTTCCCCAACAATCCCAACCACTTACTTCTTCTCTAGCAAATAATTCTATTCTTGGCAAATCTCCGCATAATTCTACTATGCGTTCTCGTACACAATCTGGTTTCCTTGAATGCTCCCTTAGGGGTTCATACACAACCTGATGCACAGACTTAGACACTCTTTTTGGTTTTCCTTTTGTAGCTAGTAAACAAATTTCATTGTTCGCTCTAGTCCAATGCCCTAACCCCCAAAACAAACTGTCCGCCTTTTTATTCTTCTTTATCCAACTAAAGCCACAAGTTTTATAAGTAAACCCCCACCTATCTATTGTTTCTAATCCCTGAACTAATAGGGGGTATGTCACCCATAAAAACAAAACACAGTCTTTTTCAGCAATTGTTTCTACAGGTAAATTAAAAATATCATTATCATCCATACAATTGTAATGGTTTTCTGCTGATTTCTTTTCTTTTCCTTTACCTGACCAAACTTTATAAGTCCAAGCAGGGTCTGCATAAAT